CTTCCTTCTCCTCTTCGCTTTCGGTGGACGCATCAATCAACGCTCCGATGGCTTTCAAGGCATCGCCTCCCGGGATTACGCTTCCGATAGCCTCGAGAACATCGGGGGCTTTGTTCCTAAACCATGCCCCGAGCTTGGTGTCTTTGAGTGGTTTCCCTTCCATCTTATAAATCCATTAAAATATTGATAGCCGTATGTCCTCCAATTACAACCCCGCACGCAATTTGTTGGAACTTGAATGCCTTAGCATAACTCATCGCTAAATGGTCGCGATTCACGCCCGATCCGACTTGCATGGAAAACGTGCGTTTCATGCCGGTATTCCATTCCACATAGCATTGGGTGTGGATGTGACCTTGAACCGTGCTCATCATATCGTTTTTGGCTTTGGTTCGTGCCGTGCCACCTTCCCCGTGGGTATACTGAACTTCATCAAATACAATGCGCTCTACCCAATCCCATGTGGGGGTTCCTAAAACTTCGTTGTAGGATTTGAGCCATTTCTGAGGGACTCCCGACCTGACCAACTTCCTGGCAATTATCCGGTCATGGTTGCCCACAATAATCGTTGCGATTGGAAATGCTTCATACCATTGCTGAACCTTTGCAATAGCAAAATCTAACTCGTCTTGACCTGAAGGGAGTTCAGCCGGTGTCTCATGAAATGACGCAAAAGCGTGATCGCAAAGGTCACCGATGAAGATTACTTGATTGCAGTTGTACCGCTCGTATGTCTCAATGCAGTGCTCTCTGTACCCCTTGAGGCAGAAAGGCTCGTGAATGTCCCCTATCACAAGTATTCGCCGCTCATCTGCCCGTAGGTTTTCGAGAGCTTTGTATTGTTGCTGACTTAAACGGGGGCGAAACTGCGACATCTTTCAGGGGTTTAGTATGTCCAAACTACGTGAGACTCTTTGAGGGGGTCTACATCCGCATGGATGAACCCTTGGCCTATCCCAATTCTCGTCACGCCCACCTCTAGGAGAGCGTCCAATATGATCCAACGCTCCGTCGAGTTTCGGATTCGGATATCAGCGGCCAACCCTAAGAGGTGAGAAGAATTCTTCGATGCGCTGAAACCCTGCTCAATTAACTCGCGATTGTAGGCGACTGAACGAAAACCCGACGTTATCACAAACGGAATTCCCGCGTAATCTCTCGCTTCATCGAGTAGCTCAAGGAAGTTCTCGTCCATCATACACCCTGAACCCGGCTCATCGGGGGATTCGAATTCTTCAAGTTTGAAATATTTCATCGCTTGGCAAGTAGCAACTCGATTTTGTGAACCGATTCGATGACTTCTTTCATCATCTGTTTCAATTCGTCTTTGTCGCTCTCTACGCGGATAACGCGACCTTTTAGTTTTTCAATGTCGCGGTTTAGGTTTACCCAGACCGCTACTATCCCCAGAAGGCTTGGGAGAATTGTTAGTGTTGTTTCGACTGAGGTCATCGAGGAACTTTTTCAATAAGGTAATATTTTTATTCCGGCTGTTTCTCATTTGAACAGATAGCGTAAATCAACAGATTCCGTACCTCCTCCACCGCGTGAGATGCTCAAGCCGCTTTGATAATAGTCCGCCGGTTGCGGAAGCATATCAGCCCCCGTGTTGGACGTGTACTCAGGGAACAAAGACGAGTTGTTACACAGGTACTTGTAAAGGCGGTACGTGTAGAACTGAGCGTTCGTCCGTGCGCGTTCCGTCTCTCGGTGTAAGTCGTCGGGAGAGATGCCCGTTGTATCCTCAGATACTCGGATGGCGAGTCCTCCGTTGTCAATCTTCACGTAGAGCGACGGCATAAGGTCAACCATTGTCCACCAAAGCGTTGCTTTTCGGACGTAGCTATCGAGGAGGGTGGCGTAGTTTCCTGAAACTCCTCCCCCTGAAATATCCGATTTCAGCTTTTCAAGTAAATCCGTTCCCAAATAGAGCTGGATATACTTGTCTTGAGCGAGGATAATTGAAGGAACGAGGTAGGAGTCCTCTACACTCGCGTTGATATTGGTGATCCGCTTGATATAGTCGGGATTCACAAAGAGTACTTCTGCTTGTAGTGCCATTATCGGGGGTTTACGAAGCCCTCATTGGGCATATCGATTGGACGTTGTGCGACTTTGGGCGAGTTTGTGGGTAATCTTTTAGCATCGACCCCCGCTTCTCGTATCAGTTTCTTCGCTTGGTTAACTGATATCTTCTTGTTGGTCTTCTTCAAGTACGTTTGACGGCTCCAGAAGTGGTGACATCGTGCGCCTCCTTTGTACAGAAATAAATCATAGGTATTTGAACCGCCTTCTCCGAGTCCTGGGTTCACCGCTCGAAGAGATGCCGCTTCAATGTCCTCTTTTCGGTAGACCTTACTCGCTGCGACCATCTTCTTGCAGAAAGAACGCGAATCCGCCTGCACCGATTTTGGAGAATAGACGTAACGAACTTTGATGATAGCGGTGTCTTGCTCGCTCTTGCCGTTGGGGTTGGATGAAGGAACGCTTGCAAACGCCCAGAGAGCATCCTTCACGGCCTCCGTTTCATAGTCAACAGGGCTTTCGTCTATTAGCTCCCAATCATCGCTCATATCCTCTCCTAATGCGTCGAGGAATTCCCATGAGGCATCGAGGTTGACTTCGTCCTCTTGACTGCTTAACTCAAGAACTGCTGAATCCAAGCCCGCAGCCCGTAAAAGTGTTTTAACGGTCTCTTCGACTATCCTTCTATTTGGCCTCACAACATTTTGCTCAAATAGAGCCGCAGATTCTGCAAGCTCTCCACCGCCTCCAAGCTTTCCCGGTACAGCAACCCCAAACATCTGTGGGTTCGTAACCCTATGTCCAACCATAATCTTTGCGGTTACCTCTTCAGAAAGGAACTGATATTGATTATGAGCGTCCGATAATTGGAAAGGCTCAAAGTCTGGCTTCCTTTCTGGATCGTCGGAGTACGTGATGATGAACTTGCCTGCGTTGCTTGCTCCGGTCATCTGACGTTCGATATCCATCCGGATGCGGTTTCTCTCCTCTTGTGGGGGGATTCCGTTTTTGAAGTGGATAGAGAAAGACGGGGACATCCCGTTCTTGATGTTGTTGATGTGGTACTTTCCTATCTCTTTATCAAGCTCGATATAGTCAATACTACCCGTATAGCATGGCTTGGGGTAGTAGAAAGAACCGGGCGAGAAAGGCTTCACATACAGAATCTGCGTAGGGTGGTCGAGCTTCCTCTCAGGGTCGAAGGTGCATATCTCATCTACCTCAGCGCGTTTGCTGCTCCAGTCTTTGGAATAGTAATAGTAATCCACCTTCTCGTCTTCGTTGACGAAACCCGAACGGATATTCTCAAAAGGAAGGTGCGAGACGTTTGCAATCGTCGTTCTATCGAGTGACCAATTCACCTCCAAAGCAAAACCGCCTTGAATTTGAAAGTCAACGCAAGCCTTGCGAAGCTCGTCGTTGAGATTCCATTGATTGAATGCCAAGCGACCATCCAAAGTCGTAGCATCAAAACCCTCTCCGAAGACCATCGTTGCAATGGTAGTCGTCAAAGCGTTATGAGTGGACGAAGAATGAAAGAGGTCGATGAGGTACTGCGGGAAGAGGTTATCGTCCCCGTAGTTTACGAAGCCTTTTGAATTTGCGCTTTCTGCGTAGCTCCTCTCTTGGTATTGGCTGAGTTTTAGAATGTCCATTACTGGTAATATATGACGTTATCAGGGACATTGATTGTCGGGATGTCGTATCCAATCGCACCCGTTACATCGAGAGTCCCCTCTTCGATGAGTGCCACGACTGAAACATCTGTCGGGTCTAAGTTAGTCGTTGAGTTCTGCCCCCATACTCGGTAAAAGTACATCCCAGATTCCTCGAGTAATATTCTGCCTTCCGTGGGATCGTCTTCATCCGTGTAAATTGTTAGCGCGGTATAGCGCGCGTTATCTGTTTCCACGTTTCCAATGAAGAAATGGCTTTTTCTGGAGGCCATACTTTGAAACTCAAGGAGGTAATTGTCGAACGCATCGAAGTCTTTCTTCATCTCCTGAAGAGTGAGATAGATAGTCTGCTCGGTGGCGGAGTTGGGATTGAGATGAATCATATCGTTTTAAACTAAAAGAGGGAGGACGTAATGCCCTCCCCCTCCTTTGAACCTAACCAAAAAAAACAGAAATCAAACAGAGGTGAACGTGATGTTCGCGTCGTCAGATGCAACAAATGGAGCAGGGATTGCTTCTTCTGCGGTGAACTGCAATTGATACCCGTTGAGGTCTCCTTTTGCTGTTCCCGTTCCGATAG